AAATCGCACAACGCCAGCCCCAATAGGGCGAATGTTTGTGCCAAATGTCGGGACCAAAAACCCGCCGAGCCGGAAATTAAGGCTCAACCCGCCTCTGACGCACTAGCTGCACCTGTGCCAGAAGCGAAGGCTCCTCAGACGGGGAGCAATACCGCCACTAGAGCTGACCCTGTTGCCGCAGGTAAAAAGCCAGTAGCGAAGGCCGCCCCAAAGGTGAGCAAGCAAACCGCCCCGAAAATGTGCAAATACGACAGCAAGAAGGGTGGATGCACAAACAATCAATGCAAGTTTGATCACTCTCCCAAAATTCCCACCAGTCATGACCCTAAAGTCAAGGCTGCACTGAAGGATGAAGAACAGAAGGAGAAAGGTGATCGTGATGCAGCCAGGCAAATAGAGCGCGAACTCAAACAACAAGAACAAGATGCTAAAGAAGCCCGGCTTAAGCAGAAAAAGAAAAACAGAAAATACGACTCCAGTTTCTTCAAAAGAGGCATTGGCGCACCCCAATCATTCATGCACATGGTGGATGGTCCCAGAGGTGTCACCAATCCTAATCTGGCATTTTTCATTGCAATCTTTTTCATACTTGCAGAAACAATGTGGATATACTTGTTCGAACACGCGATGGTTGGAATGGCAAAAATATTATTCGGCAGAGCCCTTACGACATTACCAACAATCCATGACATGATCATGAACAGTACAATCTCCACTTACGCAGACCTCACATCTGACATCTTAACTTTAATCAACTTAATTCTAGTCCTAAGGTCATTAATCGGACTGGTATACAAGTTGTTCTTTTGTGAATATGAATTGACTAACTTCATTAAACTCAGCATAATTGGCAGGCTACTAGCTGATCATATTTACAATTTTGTTGGGGTTTGCGACAATAATTCTTTCATCATATATGAGTGGGCAGGAAGCGATCAAGGTTCAAGAATTGAGAGCCGAATGCAAAACCGCCGGGATCCTGATGTTAGAATACCCACTGACTATGATCAATGGAAAGTCCGAAGAGGCAATTTGTGTTGGCCGATCAACAAACGACCACCAATGTTCTACAGTGTGAGACTGTGGGATACAGCCCAAGGCCACGGACCTAAATTGAATCGTAGCCCAACCATAATTAGCTATGATGTTAAGGTATCATTTACAGCCCACGAAGAGCTACTTGACAAGCACCCATTGCTCCATAATGGTGCGTTCATGACCGACAGTACGGAATTTCGAACCAGCAGAACCCTCCTGGTAAGTTTACTGTCGCCACGTAATGTTAGTAGGCAATTAACCTTCGCTCAGGCCAGCACGTTCATTCAACGGGACGCAAGTTCAATCAACACGATCAATGTTGATTCCCGCATGACGATGCAACTTCACAATGTTATAGCTAACACAACAC